GGGCTATGGTGGTACTACATCTCAAGTAGGGTGGAACTTAAGATGGGATAATGGAAGTACTGCTTGGGCTCAAAGTTTCCAAGCTAATATAATGTATGATGCACAAAATACAGGATATTATATTGACCCAGCATCATTTACCGAATTATATGGTGGATTAAGAATGAGTGGAGGTCATGGTGATTCTACAATGAGACTTAGATTATTGGCATCCAATAATGGAGCAGGACAAGGTGTAGTTCATTTACAATCTTGGTGTTCTGAACCAGGTAACACATGGTCTTGGGCTGGATTTGGATACAATGTGGATAATACATATCACGATGGTTCAGGTCCTTACTACTTTAGTAGACCAAACACATCATTTGGACAGGCATATATGAGATTTAGTACCGATGGTAGTTGGTATTTTTATAATACAAACACATCCGGTACTAGAGTTACTAATATGGAATTATATCCAAATAATACGGTATATTTCAATAACTACGCTTCGGGTGGTAACTCATTAAGAGCACCAATATTCTATGATTCAAATAATACTGGATATTATTGTGACCCTAATGGAACTGCTAGATTATCATATGTAGTAGCAAATGGTGGTATTCGTATTGATGGAAATGAAAACCTTTACTTAGATAACAACTACGGACAATCTGTTGTAGGTGTTTATACATCAACTAGATATCAGGGTGTATTCGCAATGGGTAATGCATATAAATTATCAATTGATGGTGCAGCTACTAACAACCACTACGGAATAGCATGGTCACATCCAAATGCCGGAGGACAGGCATCATATTTGAATGACCACGGTATGTTAATACAAAACTATGGTACTACATTCGCAGCGATTTCTTCTAGAATTTGGGCAAGAAGTTCAATGATGTCACCAATATACTATGACCACGATACTGGATATTATGGTGACTTTAATAGTGAAACTAACTGGCAAGGATTAACAACTAGAGGTAAAGCCCAAATTGGATTAACCGCTAAAACCAATTGGAAAAGACCAGATATTACGGGTGATAGTAACTATTGGGTAGGTACTATGGGTTGGGGTACGAGAGACTTCAATGAAGTAATGACATGGGGTTCCGGATTTATTGATACATGGTCAAACCCTTCGAACCAACCATCTGGTACTTCGCATTGGGTAGGTGTTCAAACTTCTCACTACACTAATGCATACAATAGTATGTATGGTTGGCAGTTAGTTGGTGGTCCGATAAGTAACTTAAGGTTTAGAAACTCTTGGCCAGGTGCCAGCGGTTGGTGTACTGTTGCAATGCATGACCGTAATGATGGTAGTGGTGGTGGTTTATATGCGGGTGTATTTTACGATGCAAATGATACTGGATACTATTTAGACCCACATAATACTGATAATCAGGGATTAAGAATTAGAGGTGGTACATTACATGGACCTAACTGGAGTTGGGGTAAATATTTAAGAGTTGGTACTAATGGTAGAATTGATGGTAATGCATCTGTTGTAACTACAAATGGTAACTTACACTTAGATTGTGAAAATGGATATGAAACTTATATCAACCACTATTCTGGAAATAGAACATATACCTATGAGCAAAGAACCACATTCATATATGATTATAATAATACGGGATACTATTGGGATGGTAATGGTACATCTCGTATGAATGAAATACTATTAGACCAGGGTTACAACTATGGATGGTGGAGAAACTATGGTTGTACTGGATTGTATAACCAATCATATGGTAGAGGTATATGGGCAGCTGAATGTGGTGGAAATCCTTATGGTAACTATACAACTTATGATGGTGGGGTATAGGTTCTCGTTATACCTTTATGAGTACTATGGGTGATAACTGTGGTGTGCATGATAGTGCTAGAGGATGGATATGGTATATGAGTGGAGCAGTACTTTACTTATATTATGCATCTTCAGAAAGAATGTCAATGCAACCTTATGGTGTATATGTAAACAACGATATTCGTTCTCCAATTTTCTATGACCACAATACTGGATACTATGGTGATTTTAATTCTACATCTAGATTTAACTATATTATCAATAACAACATATATTGTTATGATTGGATATTTGCACAAGGAAATATTATAGCATACTATTCCGATGAAAGATTAAAAACAAAAGTTGGTAACATTGAAAATGCATTAGAAAAAGTATCCCAATTAAGTGGATTCTACTATGTAAATAATGAGTTAGCACATTCGGTAGGATATACCGATACTAAAGTACAATTAGGTTTATCAGCCCAAGAAGTTCAAAAGGTATTACCTGAAATCGTACATTTAGCACCATTTGATATGGATATAGATGCGGATACCAAAGAAATAAAAGGTTCTAAGAGTGGTGAAAACTATCTAACAATTGATTATGATAAATTAGTTCCACTTTTAGTAGAGGCTATTAAGGAACAACAAACAATCATCGACAAACAAAGAGATGATATAACGGAAATTAAAGAAATGCTAAAAATACTCATTGGCAACAAATAACTATTTTTAAAAAAACAATATATTTATACAATATAAAACACAAATATTATGGGATTTACATACGAATGGAAATTAACAGGACTTAAGAAGCAAAATAGTGAAAACATTAATGATGCCGTTATTGGTACACATTGGAAACTAATAGCTACAGACGAAGATGGTAACGAAGGAACTTTTACCGGTGCAACACCATTTAGTATTGATACAATAAACACAGGTAGTTTTACAGCATACAATGAATTAACAGAAACACAAGTTCTTAGTTGGATTAAAAATCACGTAAGTGGTTCTAATGCATCAACTAACTATATGGAACATATCAATGGGGTAATTCAAAGAGAAATAAATGGTAAAAAATGGGTTAATATAGACGTTTCTGAAATAGACCTACCGTGGTCACCAACATCTGGTAGTACAACTCCATATGTGGCTGAAGCAGCTCCTGTTTAAACAAAATACAAAAATATAATTGTAGATTGTAATATCGATTCTTAATAATTAATTTGTGTTTTGAATATTTTGTTTATATTTATATGAGTATTACTGTAAGTTATTACTAATACAAACTTAAAATACAAATCGAAGAAATAAAATGGCAGAAAGAATCGTATCACCTGGCGTATTCACAAGAGAAAATGACCTATCCTTCTTAGCTCAAGGAGTTGGAGAAATTGGAGCGGCATTTATAGGACCTTTTAAACAAGGACCTGCATTCGTTCCAACAATCGTAAGAACGCAATCAGAATTTGAAGATATCTTCGGAACACCTGATGGAACTTATTATACCGAATACGCAGTACAAAATTATTTAAGAGAAGCTGGACAAGCAACAATCGTAAGAGTTGCCGGTATTGGTGGTTACTCACAGGCAGCACCTTTGGGTATATTAGCATCCGGTTCTCAAGGCAAAAAAATAGTTGGAGTTTTATATTCAACTAATTTTGGCGATGAGGGTGTTGGATTTTTAAATGCTTCTACTAATATTACAAGCAGTGTATCAATATCTGGTTCATTTGTAATATCAGGACTAATTAGTTCTGGTTCTGGAGCAGCTAGTGTATCAGCATCAATTTTTCAAGAAGCTACAAATGATATTTCTGATGTATTTGGTGAATCTCCATTCGGTGCTAAAGCAGCTTATGGATATTTGTATTTTGAAAGTTCATCATTAGGATTTAAAAATGATAGTGCTTTACAAGGTGTGCAAATATACGAAGTTAACTTACCAACACAAGTGTATGGTGATGCTAGTGAAGCAGAAACTCCAATCGTAGTATCTCAATTAATTAGTGGTGAAAGATATAACTTATTTAAATTCGAAACAATAGGACATGGTACATTATATAATACTAAATTTAAAGTTGGTATTTCTAATGTAAAAGCGGCTGGTGAAGATGGTTCAACTGATTATTCAACATTTACTGTAACCATTCGTTCATTTAGTGATACTGATAAGAGAAAGAGTGTAGTTGAAACATATAATAACGTAAACTTAGACCCTGCATCTCCTAACTATATAGCTAGAAGAATTGGTGATAGAAAGTTAACAATCGATTCTAATGGAAAATTAACTGAAACCGGTGATTACTCAAATAAATCAAACAATGTAAGAGTGGTTGTATTAGATGCTAATTCTAGTATCTTAGGACCAGGTTCTTACCCAATATCAGCAGCACCATTTGGACACGCAGCATATGTGAATCCAATTAAAACAAATTCTACAACTGAAGATGCATGGGTGCCTGCAGTAAATTATCAAACAGGCTCAGCAAACAACACATCATCATCTCCTATATATTTTGCTGGATTTGATTTTGAAGATGCATATAAAGCAATAGATAACAAACAATATTTAAAACCAATTCCTGCCGGAGCATTAAATGGTGCTAACGTAGTATTCGCATTTGATTCACAATTATCATATGTAATGACTGGTTCGGCATCAACTGATATGGTTAAAAGACAATTTGTATTAGGATTTCAATATGGGTTTGATGGTACTAACCCAACCGTAAGAAAAGCTAAGGCTGGTGATACTGATTGGGGAAATTCAAACACACAAGGATTTAATTGTTCAAACGCATCACAAAATGGTTCAATAGCATATACTAAAGCAATCAACGCAGTATCTAATCCTGATGAATATGATATCAATATGGTGGTAACACCTGGTATCGTAAGAAGCCTTCACCCATCCGTTACTTCTAAAGCAATTGATATGGTTGAGGAAAGACAAGATTGTTTCTATATCGCTGATTTCAATGATTATGATGATTCAATTACTGAAGCAACTGAGCAAGCAAATTCAGTAGATTCAAACTATGTAGCAACTTACTATCCTTGGATGAAAACAATTGATAGTAACACAAACAAACTTACAACTGTTCCACCTTCTACATTGTTACCAGCGGTTTACGCTTCTAACGATAGATTGGCAGCTGAATGGTTTGCACCTGCGGGTTTGAATAGAGGTGGTATTACCGGAGCAGTTAGTGTATTGAATAGATTAACACACTCTGAAAGAGATACTCTATATGAGAACAAAGTAAACCCAATTGCGGCATTCCCTGGACAAGGTATTGTAGCATTCGGACAGAAAACATTGCAAGATAAGGCATCTGCTTTAGATAGAATCAATGTTAGAAGATTACTTATCAACTTGAAAAAATTCGTTGCATCAACATCTCGTTTCTTAGTATTCGAACAAAATACTTCTACAACTAGACAAAGATTCTTAAACACTGTGAACCCTTACTTAGAATCAGTACAACAAAGACAAGGACTTTATACCTTTAAAGTTGTAATGGATGAAAGTAACAACACGCCTGATGTAATTGATAGAAACATATTAGCAGGACAAATTTTCTTACAACCGGCTAAGACAGCGGAATTTATCGTAATAGATTTCAACATCTTACCAACTGGAGCAAGTTTCTCAGCATAATACGAAAATAAAGGAAGTAGATATTTATTAATATAAAATAAAAGGATAATAAAATGGCAGAAATATTAGAGTTTGACAAGATGTTCTATACGAACTTCGAACCTAAAATGAAAAATAGATATGTGATGGAGATAGATACTATCCCTTCATATCTTGTAAAGGCAATGAACAGACCTACAGTTCAGTTTGAAACAATTTCTTTAGACCACATCAACGTTAAAAGAAAATTACAAGGTAAAGCTGATTGGCAAGATTTGACTATAACATTGTATGACCCAATTGTACCTTCTGCGGCGCAAAAGGTAATGGATTGGATTCGTTTAGGACATGAATCGATTACTGGTAGACGTGGATATGCAGATTTCTATAAAAAAGATATTACTTTCTATTTGTTAGGACCTGTTGGTGATAAGATTGAACAATGGACTTTAAAAGGTGCATTTATTCAACAAGCAAACTTTGGTGAATTAGATTTTTCATCAAATGAAGTTGCAACCATTGAATTAACACTATCTTACGATTACGCAATTCTTGAATTCTAATTTAAGAAAACATATAAAAACAAAGGGGATATCAAAAGTATCCCCTTTTTTATTTCCAATTTTTTAATTTCTATGTATTTATATATACAAACTTAAAAACGAATAACGTTATGGTAGAAACACAATATGATTTTCCAACGGAAGTATTAGACCTTCCATCACAGGGTAAGGTTTACCCAAAAGACCACCCATTGGCTTCGGGTAGAATTACTATAAAACATATGACAGCAAAAGAAGAAGATATTCTTTCAAATCAAAATCTTATTAAAAAAGGTATTGTTTTGGATAAATTATTTGAATCTATTATTGTTGGCAACGTAAATCCTAGTGAAATTATTTTAGGAGATAAAAACGCTATTATTCTTGCAACTAGATTGTTGGGATATGGTCCGGAGTATCTTTTTAAATTTTATTCATCTAAATTAAATGAAACAATTGATGCAAAGGTTGATTTGGGTAAAGTAAAAACAAAAGAAGTAGATTTATCATCGTTTGATAATAAAAATGAATTTGAATTCGTATTACCATCTAATAAGAAAAAAATTATATGTAAATTACTTACACATGGTGACGAAATAGCAATAGATAAAGATATTCAGGCTATTGAAAAATTAGGTGGTGCTGGTGCAGAAATTACAACTCGTCTACGTTATATGATTCAATCGGTTGATGGGGATAATTCATCAACAACTATAAACAAATTTGTAAATGGATTGTTGGCAATAGATAGTAGAGCATTAAGAAGTTATGTAAAAAAAATATCACCTGATGTTGATATGAAATTTACTCATATCCATGAAGATGGAGAGGTGGAGGAGGCGCCTATCACTATGGGTGTCAGCTTTTTTTGGCCTAGCACGGAATCATAGTATTCAAGTTCATACCCAAATATTTGATATGGTTCAATATGGGAATGGTTTTACTGTAATGGAACTTTATAAAATGCCAACTTATTTAAGGATGTTTTACTATAATAAATTAGTAGATTCTAAAAAGAAAGAAGCAGATGAAGTAAAAAAATCAAACAAAGCAAATAATTCAAAAGTTAGGGTTAATAGATAATCCTAACTTTTTTTATTAATAGGATATTTATAGATGTTAAACTACAACTAATATGAAGAAATATAAAATATCAAAATCCAATTTAAAAGAATTTTTTGGATTATTTGGTAAAAAGAAACCGCAAACATTGCAATCAATCATAGATGCAGACCCAATAATGAGAAAATTGGATAATGAAATGGAAGATATTGCCAAAACTTTTATTCCTAGAATCAAAAAAATAAAAGATACACAACCTGAATTATTTAAAAAAATGCAAGATTTGGGTATTATAGATAAGGATTTTAAATAACATTGATTTAAATGGCAGTAGCACCACTAACACCAGCAGAACAGGCAGAATTAAATCGTTTATTAGAAGAAAACGCAGAAATAAAAG